AAGGCGGTATCATAGCTTTGAATAACATAGCTGTAGGCTGGGACCTTTTCCTCTTCCCAGGCTTGCCACCATTCTCTTTTAACTATCGCGCCGCTCTGAGCAGTAGGCTGCTGCATCCACTGAGCATTCCACTTGCTGATCGGCAGCGAAGCCTTAACCGATAAAAGCTCTTCTTTCTTCCAAAACTCAGGCCATAAAGGCTCTTCTGACTCAGGCATGATCGCAGGAAATTCAACAACCTCCCACTGATCGGCGTGCTCATCACCCTGGCGAGAAAGGACCTTTCCAACCAGGTCTTTGGTGCTCCACCTGGTCATCACAATGATAATGATCCCGCCAGGCTGCAGACGCTGCCTGGGACCAGATGTATACCATTCGTATGCTGCATCCATGGATGTGGGAGAAAGGGCGTCTTGCTCAGAGTGAGGGTCATCAATAATTAGAAGGTCAGCACCACGACCAGTAATAGCGCCACCAACACCAGCATAGAAGGATTCACCTTCCTGGTTAGTGGTCCATCTTCCTGCAGACTTGTTGTCTGATTGTAATTTTAAATCAGGAAAGACATGCTGATAGTCTTCGCTATCAATAAGGTTTCTGACTTTCCGGCCAAACCTGACAGCAAGCTCTGCGGTGTGAGTCGTCTGAATAATCTTGAGATCACCCCTGCGCCCCATCATCCAGGCTGGAAAGAAGGTGGATGCAAACTCAGATTTGGAATGCCTGGGCGGCAAGCAAACAATTAAACGCTTGAGCTTACCATCGGCAATACGATTAAACTTTTCGCCAATGATCTTATGATGTCGCCCCAGGATACACTCAGGCCACATATGCTTGACAAAGTTAATGAAGTCGCCCTGGCAGTCGTCTTGCGTTTCAAGTCTCTGATATCGGCTCAGAAGAGCCATAGCTTCGTTCTTTTCTGCCTCAGACAGGACATCAAAGTCCTTGAAGTCTATGTCAGACATGGGACCATTCTTCTTCAAGCCAAAGAAGAGCTTCAGCCTCTCTGCGCCGCACCAGGCCATCTAGGACCTTGCCGCCGGCTTTATTCCATCGCTTTATTTGATGAGGTACGTCATCCAGGTCCCCAGAGTTTAGCCTGGTCAGAAGCGTAGAGGATTTTAAATTAGTTGGGCCCAGGTTAAACGTCCAGGCTACCAAGGCGTCAAATTGATTTTGCGTGAGCTCAGTATCTACCAGGTCGTTGACATAACCCTCGAATTCTACCAGGTCATCTATGAGTATCTTCTCAGCATCATCCTTAGTGCAAGTATCGCCTTCACTTACTCCCCTGGTATGGCCATAGCCTATAGTCCAAACGTCTGCGCTGCACTGATACGCACCTAGTTCACAGCCCTCAAACTTCTTGATTAAAGCTATGCCTTCTCCGCTTGTTTTCATGATCTTTGGCTTCTCCTGGTGACGCTGCTGTGTTATGCAATTTTTGATAACATTGTACAGTCGAATTAGCTGGGCGTATATAATCATCTTCCAGGCAACCAGGTTTTTTGGGAGTGAACTACTTCTCTCGCTGTACGCCCTTGGTCTTTTCATAGGAGCGCATCGCGCCCATGCCGAGCATGCCCATGAGGACGGGGGTGAGAAGGGATGGGTCAACTTCTGGCACATCAAACCAAATGCCGAGTATCTGAGCCAGCAGTACGTTGTATAAAAGACCGATTCCGCAAATCCAGCCGACAAAGGGGCGCCAGCCGGCGACGAACAGTGATTTATGGGCAGCCTCTACTTTGTTTACTTCCAGCTGCGCTTTGTTTATCTCTAATGCTTGCTTAGAGGCCAGGGTGGATATCTCATGGGCCAGGGCGTTAGCCTGGTCCTTATCCTCGATAAATTTATCCAGGAGTCCAGCGACTGGTCCAATTAGCTTATCAAGCATTATTCCATCCACTTAGATGCGGCAAACACCGCAATGATTGTTGGGTAAATACCCCAAAGCATAGCCTCTAGCTTGTCAAATCGCTTGCTGCCACCATCTAGTCTGCGGCCAATGTTCTCATACCTAATCAGGCACTCAGCCTCATGCTTTTCAAGTCGGGCAATTGTCTCTTTTACTGTGGCCATAATTTATAATTTAAAGTTAGTCTAGTGGTCTCTGGGCGGGAATACCTATCCTGCCCCGTTCTTCTTCCTCTTCATCAGCCTTGATGGTGGAAATGTCTATCCCTTCTGTCACAAAGATATCAGGATAGCATACTGTCTTTTTCGGGTCACTGACGCAAAAAAAGCCGGTGAACTCCATCACATAAGAATCTTGGTCCTCCGATTCCCATATTCTGTTTGACCAGGCGCGAGTCTCTACGTCCAAAGAAACTCCGAGCGTTACGGCTAGTCTATTGTAAATATAGACCGACCTACTGGGGCTGCATTTTCCTATATTGTACCTAAACCAATGTATGGCTCGCAGCTTCCGCTCAGTGGTATCGTGTACTCCGCCAAGAAGATTAAAGGTTGCCAGGTCGCAAGCCTTTACTTCTGGTTTTGTGCGATAAGCAGCTCCACCAGCGTTTGAAGTTTTGCATCACTGGCCTTAGCCGTTTCCTGCATGTCCGTCAGACTCTTGGCAATGCTCTTGATTGCCTGCTCATTCAATTTTGTGGATGTGCCGTTCTCAACAGCTTTTTTGTTGGTCTCGACAACAATTTTCTCCACTCGATCAAGCTCCTTCTTGGTGGTCTCAGCATTTGCCTGGGCTGCGCCATAAGACACGGCCCCGACAAAAAGAGAAATTACCAAGGGGAGCATATAAGTCGGGATAGTGATCCCTTTATCATCTGACATGCTTGCCTCCTAGTGAGACGATTCAACCGCCTCTTCATCATCAAAAGAGCTTGTCAACATGTTTACAAAAGCCTCGCGGCCTACCTGCAGTTGATCCATATTAAACCGCAAATTACCCAGCTTCTTATCCAGGTCCGCTATGTGGTTTACCATGGCTACCTGCTGCTCGGTTAGGTCTTCAATGTTGTGCTCTACGTCATTAACAGTAATGGTTTTCTTTTCATTTTTCGCCATTATAAGTCTCCTTTCAGGTTATTGTTTGGCTTTATTGCCAAGGGTTAAATTATCCCGTTTGTTACGAGATAGTAGCTGCTAACAAAACATGCTAGCACCACAATTGTAGCACCGATATTCTTTACTGCATCACCAACCTGACGTTGCTTCTTGAGCTTCGCCAGCCTAGCCTTCTCTAGCTTATGCTTGTGATCTAGCAAAGACTTATTCTGGATCATCAGCATGTCGCGCCAGACCTGCTTAGGCGTTATCTTCTTTAGCTCCTTCTCCTGCTCTCGAATGGCGTTCTTAGCCCATGCAAGCTCCAGAGCCTCTTCCTGTGTCAGTACATGATCGCCTGCCTTAGTAGCCTCTTCAATGCTCTCTACAGCTACCTTGCTGTCAGTGAGGCTAGTGAACAATCCCGACAGACCTGACAAGTGATCCCCAGACTCTTTAACGGTAGCAATGCCATCGTTAAGAGCCTTGAGGATACCTACAACTGCTGAGATTTCTGCAATCATTACCAAGGAACGCCAGACGCAGTAGTTGCAGCAGCATCTACTTCATTTTGTACACGCGCTGTTACGTTGGCTTCTTGAGCAGCTTTTGCTTCAGCCGCCGTGACATCATCTGTTGCCATACTGTCCCAAACCCAGCCAAGAACATCGTTCTCAGTCAGATCAGCATACGGTATGTACCCCGGTGCCGAAGCATCGTAAGTGCAGAGGATTTTGCCTTGGTTCTGTGCAGAGTAGGACGGATCGCCATCGCTATTTGCCACACAAGACCAATATGCCTTAATTACGCCACCGTCAGAATCGACGTGTGTCATGTCTGTAATAGACCAATTTATTGTTATTGCCATAATCTATTCTCCCTTAAGGCGTTGGTTGCGCGGCTAAGAATAGTTGATAGTTCGCCTTGCACTCGTCTGTAAATTCTAAGTTGCAAAGCGCCACAACGTCCGCAGGTAGCGCCGAATAATCTGCATCTGGTGCAAGCACATACCTATGAAAAGAACGGCTCACATCCACACCGTCTTCCCGAAAGATGGTTGCCACCCTTACTTGTATGTTTACGAAATTCCACTCATCATTAAGTAAAACTTCTTT